CCGCGATGGCCAGATCGCCCACCACAGCCGTAGCGGGCATCGTCACCGAGATGGTGGTCGCGCTGGTGACCTGGGCGGTCGCCTGATCGACGTAGGTGAGCGCCACGGCTTAGGCCGACTGCAATTGCTGAACGAGTTGCCGGTCGTGCTCCGCGATCGCCGCTTGGATCTGTCCCACGATCTGCTGCGGCAGCCCCGACAGGGTGAAGGCGTAGTGGTTGGTGATCTGGACGCTGCCGCCGAGGGCGCCGTTGGGCGTCACATAGCCGCTGCCGCCCATAGTGAGGATCTCCGGACCGTGCTCACCGACGAGCCAGCTACCCGGCCCGACCCCGCCACCTAAGGCACGGTGGCCGGCAAGTTGGGGTGGCACCGAGCCCGCACCACTGGGATGCGAGCCGAGGAAGCCAGTGATGTCACCGATCCACGACTTGATCTGGTTGTAGATGCCGCCGATGACCCCCAGAGCCAAGGTGAAGGGAGCCTCCAGCATGCTCGCCACGATGCCCCAGTGCGACGTGATGAAGCTGATTACGTCGCCGACCCCAGTCGTGATGCCCTTCCACAGGCCCGCAAAGAAGGTGCCGACCTGCTTCCAGTGGGTAATCACCACAACCACGATTGCGATCAGTAGTCCGATGCCGATCACGATCAAGGCGATCGGTGACAGCGCCATCACCCAGGCGATCGCGGCGCGGATGCCCATCAGGACGAACGCGATCCCCAGCCCCAGCAGGACGGTGCTCAGTATCGCTGCGCCGAGTTTGGTCTTGAGGAACCCCAGTACGACCGCCGCGATCGGGCCGACGACCTTGCCAATGGCGCCAAAGAGCCTGCCGAACATCTGGACCTCGAAGGCCAGCACCGGCCCCATGATCTCACCGAGTTGGATCGCGAGGCTGATGATGATTCCCAACAGGGCGACGACGCCACCGATCAGCTTGCCGATGAGGGGAAACCCCTTCTCAGCCGCCTTTAGGAATTGCTGAAACCCCTTTGACTTCTCCAAACTCATCGCCCACTTCTTGAAGGAAGCGGTCATCGAGACGAAGCCCTTGTCAACCAGCGGCACCATCGGCAGGAAGGCTTGCCCGATGTTGGCCAGCCCCTCGCCGAGGTTCCCCAAGCCCTTTCCTCCGGCGCCCATCACGCCTGGAGCCGCTTTGGCCATCTGGCCTATGAAGCCCTTGAAAGCGGGGTTGGTAAAGGCTGGAGTGAGGTTCTTGGTGAACGCTTCCATCCCGACTCCGCCCGCCTTGAAGAGCGGCATGAAGTCGGGAAGGATCTTGACCCCAACAGAGACCCACTGGCCGACGATCTTGGAGATTGTCGGCACCTCCATCTTGGTGACCTTGTCCCAAAAGGCTGTGAAGGCAGTCTCTCCGGCCAGTAGCTTTGTCCGTAGGCTCTTCAGCCACGGGTCCATTCCCGCGCCGCCCTTCAGGGCCTCGGAGATGGCTGTGAAGGCCACCGCGCCGAACGCGCCGGCCCCCATCGCCGCCGCACCGAAGGCCGTCGCCAACCCGCCGACGAGGCCAATTACGGGTGGCAGGATGGCCAGGAGGGGCGCAACGGCCGCAACGATGCCCGTGATGGCCAACGGAGAGAGCATCCCTAAAGGCCCACCTCCAGACTGCCCGGCTCGGGTGAAGCTGAGCATCCCCCCGCCGGTGCCACCGGCCATCGAGCCAAGCACGCGAGCCAAGATCCCGTTATTGCTGGTTTCGCCCTGATTGGTGTTGACGGTGGCCCTGTTGATGATCGCCTGCATGGTCTCCGAGAACCCGCCGCCCTTCGGGATCATCGACATGAGGCTCGGTGGAATACTCGCGCCCGAAGACGAGAGGTGGTTGATCTCCCACTTGAGGGCGCTCACCTCGACCAAGGCCGCGGTGATGCCGTCGATCTTCACATCGGCCACCGCGTGAGTCCGAGCGAACTCGCGGAGATTCCCTTGAAGCTTGTCCAGTTCCAGCGCGACCAGTTCACCGTTCTTCAGGCCGAGTAGGGCGGACTTCTTGGTGAATCCGAAGCGCTCCAACCGGGCCTGCATGTCGTCTAGTTGGCGGATAATCGTCTTCTCGCCGTCAAGACCCACCGATGCCGAAGCGCTCTGGTCTCCGAACTGCTTGACCTTGCCGATGGCGCGGTCCATCTTGGTCATGAAGTCGCCGATGTTGGCGACCAGATCGACGACTGCGGGCGGAAGGTAGTCAGCCATTGCCGCTCCTCAGTGCTTCACTCCAGCGCCGCACGAGGGCGTCCCTAGCGAGCGTCGCGGACGTCTCGGCGCCAGGCAGGTAGGGGCGCGCCGGGAGATAGACCGACGGACCGAAGAACTGGTGCGTGGCGCGGTTCGCCAACCCGTGCGGCTTTAGGGTCGAGACCCGGCCTCCCATCTGCTGAATACGGGCGTAGATCATCGTCGCGCCGACTCGGACGTGGAAGCGGTATCCGGTGCGGGTGACGTCGGAGGCACGCACCGAACGCCGGAGGTCACCCGAGATCAACGACGGTGGCCCTCCGGGAGGCGCGGGCGTGCGCGTCCCCGGTGCGTGGGCGCTGAGGCTGAGGTTACGCTTCGTCTGCCCAGACACTGATTGACCGGCGTCAGCCATGCCCAACTCGGTCGCAGCCGGAGTGATCCCACGGATGCGCTCCAACGAACGCACCAGGGACGACCCATCGACATTCACCGAGATCGTTGCGATTTCTTGATCTCCTCTTCCTCGTTCTCGGCGCGGACCTTCTCGATCACGCCGAGAACGGGCAGCAGGCGGTCCGCCAAGGGAAGCCTCAGCTCATCAACCTGGTCCGGGGTCCAGCCGAACTTCTCCGCAAAAGCGACGTAACGCAGGGCCTCCGACCACATCGGATCTGGCGAGCCATGACCCGTCTTGATCCAGGTCTTCAGTCGGCGGAGGCCGGCGGAGGGGACGATTCGTCCCTCGGGTCATCCTTTTTGCCGTCAGGGAAAAGCACCTCCAGCGCGGGCATCACCGCTGCCTCAAGGCTCTCTCGGTCGGGGATCGAGAGATCGCCCAGCATCCCCGGCGCCAATGCGGGCACCGGCCAAGAAAAGGACCACTCGGAGACCATGCAGGCGATCACCGCCTGACTGATCTCGACGTAGGCTGTGCCCTGCTTGGCCGTGTCGCTCAGCGCGGAGACCACATTGTCGCGGTCCCGGCTCTTGAGCGACGCGACATCCCTCAGCGCAACCCACTCGCCGGACGGCAGTTCGAGTCGCTCCATATCGGCCCTCCCGTACGCCTGTTCGGTTGACTTTCCTAGTTTGTAGTGCTACGGTCCCGACGCGATGGGATTCTCAAGTCGCCTCACCCGGTGGGCGTCGCAGACCGGACCTGTCCCCGAAGGCAGCCCGAAGTGGGTCACCCTGCCGGTCAAGGCCCTGATTTGGCTCGGTGTGCTCGTGGTACTGGCGTTCTGGTGGACCAGCTTCTTCGTCTACTACTTGGTCCTGATCCCCTGCGGGTGGCTCGTGATGCTCTTCACGCCCTACCGACTGCGGCGGCAGTTGCGGCAGGCCAACCGAGTCATCCCCCAGAAGCGCCGCTAGACGTAGGTCGACCCTGCGACCGAGTTGGTCAGGGTAACCAGTACCGGACTCTCGCCACCCGAAACACCAGCGTCCGTCACGTTGGCGATTGCGGTTCCGGCAGCGTCAATCTCTATCACGTCCTTGTCCATCTTGAAAGGGGCGCCGGTAAGGGCGACGTTGGAAGAGTGGATCTTCAGGACCGCCGACGCCGACTGGGTCATCGTAAGGTCGATCGCGGGCTGGGCATTGGTCAGGTATTCCGCCAGCAGCGTGTCTGAGGCATCCGCCAGGCCGGAGATCTTCCACGCGACCGAGAGCGGTCCTACAAAGATCTGAGCGGGGCTCTGGGTGCCGTTGAGCCCGTTGATCACCATGAGCTTCCGGGTCATCGTAACCGTCGCATCAGTGACGATGACGGTGGATACTCCGCCGATCAGACAGGCGCATTGCCACGCCGCGAAGGGCAGCACGGTCGTGTAGCTTGCGACCGGGTTGGTCTCCTGTGCCGAGAGCAGCGACGTGGCCTTGCCGGTGAACTTGGCCAGATCCGGTGCGGTGTATTGGATCTCCACCTCAGACCACTGAAGGGCGGCGTACGCTCGCGCCTCCGTGGCCGAATAGAAGTGAGCAAACGAATGACTGGTCGGCTGACCTTCGGCCGAGTTCAACACCGCCAGCTTGGTGACGTACGGGCCTGCCCCCGTAGTGGCGGCGTCTCCCAGCAGTCCGGCAAGTGGCCAGCCGATCGTGTCGGCAAAGACCGCGCCCGTCATCGACAGATCGCCGGTGCCGACGCCCTGCACCGAGCCGTAGTCCACCACCATCGAGCCGCGAAGTCCCACCACCGGCAGCATGGTGATCTTGTCATCGGGCGTGAGGGTATCCAAGGCCAAGAAGGCCGTCGGTGGCGCGTAGGTGCCCTTGGTCGCCTCCTTGGCGATTCCGAATTGCTGCCGGGCAACGGGTAGCCCGTTGGCGAACGTAGGCATCAGTCACTCTCCTTGGAATCAGATTTGGCCTTGGGAACGTCTTTGACGCGCTCCAGCCGGGGATGTTTGGGGTCTTTGTCCAACTCGACGACATCGCCGGGCTCGACCACCCGCCCCAGCGGCAGGAAGGGGAAGACCTCGGCGGTCTCGCCTGTGAACTTGAATTGCACGGGATCTCCTGTTGAACCTACGGGTTGGGCGGAGCGGTGACGACTTCGACTGCCGTGATGCTCAGGTGGCCCCAGATGTGGACCCCTGCGCCGTCGTCGGCCATCACCGGCATGTCCTGAACCAGATGAAGGTCAGCCGAACCGACGCCGTCCCCTTCACCTGCTTGCAGGATCGGGTTTGATGTGGAAAGCGTCCCCAAGCTCGGATCGGCTCGGATCGCGTCCAGGATCAGTTCGAAGATGGCGTCGCAGTCCGACTGGGCATCTTCCGCGAGGGGTTGGGTCGAGAAGCAGACGCACTCCAACGTCACCGTGTAGGTGATCTGCTTCTTGCCCATCCCGAGCCGCTTCTCGTTCTGGTTCCCCGTCAGCGGGAAGAGGATCGCGGTGGTCTGCACCCCAGGCAGCGCGGGGACGATGTCTGTCTCCTTCGGCATCGCGGTGTAGACCGAGACGCCTTGGAGGCTCTGGCCCGAGAGGTAGTTCGCAACCGCTTCCCGAACCGTCTCCCGACTCACAGGTTGAACCTGCTCACGGGTTGAACCTGCTCACAGCATCCCGGGGACGCTGACCTGAGCGACGAACCCGCCCTCTTTCAGGATCGCCAAAGCGTCGGCGAGGTACTGAAACCCCGCCCCACCCATCGGGGCGCCCTTGGTCGGACCGCCGCTGATCGACGCCATGACCAAAGCCCCCGAGCCGCGTTCCTGGACGAACCCAGCCGTGGCCAGGATCGCCGCCTGCTTCACCGCATCCGGGAGCGCCGAGACGGCGATGCCTGCGACGTGGGGCGACTGCGTCCCGGTCAGCAGCGGCACCGTGGCCTGCCCGGCGACGTAGGTCGGGCTGACCGTGACCGTCTCGGTAAGCGGGATGTCGGAGAGGGTCAAGGTCATGCCGGGCAAGATCCCCAGCACCGAGGCGGGCACGATCGAGGTCGCGCCGACGGAGATGCCAGCGGAGAGGGTGGTGACGGGGTACCCGTTGACGTAGCTGTACTGGACCCAGCACTCGCCATATGGGCCGTAGGTCGGCCCGAACTGCAGCGGACCCTGCGAAGACGCGAAGGGGATGCCGGCTGACTCGACCAGGAATACGCGGTTGAGCGGCGTGACCGTGTCCAGGCTCGTCAGGGCGGTGAGGTCGCTCAGTTGCCACCCCATCGAGACTGCGGTCACGACACGAACCGGGAAGCACCGGGTGAAGACCATGACTGAGCCGTCCCGCCGGACGTTCGCTCTGGAGATCTCGGTGTCAACCGTGCTCGCCAAGACCTGATGGCACTGACCATCCATCCACGAGGAAGCGCGAAGGATCTGGGCTTGAAGCGCCTGGAATTGCTCTGCAGCGCTTCCTCCGGGGACGAGATTGTTGGTCTGCAGCCCCGTGGGCGCGTTCTGGAACTCAGTTGCGGTGATGTAGGGAAGCCCCGCGGTCTCTGGCCGGGAGATCGCCGAGACGGCAGGGAGGACGGTCACGCTAGCTTCTCAACGGCCCACCCGGTCTCGGGATCGCAGCGGTACTCGCCCGTCGCGTCGGAGAACTGCTTCGTCCCTACGGGCACCTGGAAGAGACCGATCTGCTCCCGGCGCACCAGGACGCGCTCTTTCTCTGGCGCAGGGATGCCGACAAAGGTTTCGCGGTCGGTTTCTCCCACAGTTGGCCCGACTCCCGTCCGCCGCCGGTACTGTCCTTTGGCCATTTCATTCCTCCCGAAGATCGGTGGCGCCGCATCTGCCGCAGCGGTCGCGGATCAGGGCGCGGAAACCGCACTCGCAGACGAATCCGCGAGCGTGAGTGAAGGCCGTGGCGCGATACGACCCTCCGGCCCGGACGATCCGACGCGCCACGCTGTCGGGCACGTCAAACACACCGTCACGAGCTCGGTAGAGAGGGCCGCCTTCGCCACTCTCGGCTTCGATGGCGGCCTTGTCTGGCGAGAGGACTTTCAAACAGGTCTCCTAAGAGGCGGGAGCGCCCCGGGCTGGGAGTAAAGCAGCTGGTCGGGACGCTCACCGCCAATAGAGAGGGGCGAAAGGGGAGAAGAGGGGAGCGGCCCTTACGGACCGCTCCCACATCCTCAATCAGTCATTGATCCCAATGATGGCTCCGCTCCACGCGGGAGCGTAGTTGATCAGAGCGCCGTATTCGTAGGTCGAGGAGTCGTATGTGAACTGGACCTGGGGCCACTCCACCAGGTAGAAGTCCTGCACCATTCTCATCTCGACCGTGTTGCTGATCTCGGAGTCAGGGACTGGGAGGGTCCAGGACATGATCAGCGCGGATCCCTTCGGGATGTAGGGGTGAACTGTCATCGGCACGACCTTGCCGGTGACCTCGTTCTGGATGGCGGTGACCATGTTGCCGACGGTCACGTTCCGGTTGTCTTCACCGATGTTGATCCGGTAGCCATTCGCAGAGGTGGCCGTCAAGAGGTTTGACAGCGCCGCCCGCGCGGTGCCGTGGATGAAGATCTCGTCCGGGTCCGCCAGGTTGTTGGTCGTGCCCGACCCGTAAAGGGCCGCAAAGGCTGCCTGGAACTCGGTTCCAGGGCTCGCGGTGCTCCACGCGCCGTTGAGGTCCTTGAAGTATCCCGTGAGCGCGGTGTTGGTCTGGATGGTCAGCAGGCCATCGTAGGCCGTCGCCGAAGCCGAAGCGTCGGCTGCCGGCGGCTGACTGCCCGAGTTCGGAGTTCCACCTGTCCCACCGCCTGTGAAGTTGATGGTGAAGGCCGAGGTCCCGGTTTGGTTGGTCGACCCGGCGTAGAAGGCGTTGGCGATGCCGGTTGTGGTCCCGGCGAAGATGTCGTAGGTCAGCGCCCCGGCCGAGCCGGTGAAGCTCACGTTGATCACGTCCCCGGTCAACGCCGAAAGGCCGGTCGAGGAAACCACAGTCGACGCGACCGAGTCCCCGAAGCCCGAGTTGGCGCAGACGTAGACGAAGAGGGTCGCGATATCGGCGGTGTTGCCCGTCTGCCCGGCACCTGCAACGGCAGCCGCCAAGGTGACGGTCGTAGGCGCAGCGACGGCTCCCGAGAAGCCGTTGCCGGTTGTGCCGCGTCCGTAGAGGATGGCCAGCTCTTCGCCGGTCATCGTCGCCCACAGGAGAGCGGTGTGGGACAGCTGCCGGACGTTCTCAAAACCCTGCGAGGCGTAGAACACACGCTGATCCACCTGATCGGACAGTCCGAGTTCCTGGTAGGCAACGGTGTGCTCGTCGGCCGCGTAGGCGATCTTGTTGCCGCGTCGGTAGGGTGTCGGTCCGAAGCTGACCGACTGAGAGGCAGAAGCCATGAACGGGTTCATGTTCGCCACTCCGCCCTGGCCCGAGTTGGACCAGCCGAGCAGCCTCTTGTACCTTGCCGCCTCGCCTCGTCCCTGGGTGCGTGCGATGCGCTCCCGGAGCGGGGTCTTGCGGTTCACCAAGAGCTTGGCAGGTGCCTGAAGGTCGAACGGCACAGGTCCAGTCGGGAACGGGTTGGTCTCCGTCCAGTCCTTCTGGAGCTCAGGCACGACCGCCTTGGCCTGCTCGAT